GCGGACACCGTCATGCAGGCCCTGAGCTTCATAGACAAGCGACCGGTGGTTGATCCAGCCGTTCCCATGAAAGCCAAGCGCGTCGCTCCGCGCAAGCCGACCGAGAACCAGGCCCGGACAAAGTATTCAAAGCCGAATCTTGCATGGCTCGTCAAGACGGGGGCCAAGCAGGATGCGCGTTTTAGAAAGGATCTGGCAAGGTACTACCAGTCCATCGATGAATTAAAAGTTGAATTTGGTCTAGGGAAGTAAGAGCCCGACCTGATCCTGTTTAAGGACCTCGGGGATTTTCAAATTGAAGAAATAATAGTGCAAATCACCGGTGCCGGGTTTGAACTTCCGATCCCATAGGACCTGTGGTTCATGACCCATAACGTCCAAGATATTGAAGACGTCGTAGCCTTCTTTGGCGGCCCATCCGACGACCTCATCTATGAGCTGACGCATCGTCAATCGCCCCGGAACGAAATAGTACCCCCAGGCTGCACGAACCTCTTTGTGAACGGCATTACCGATGATTGTGCTCGGCAAATAGTAATAACTACAGAAATCTCCGTCTTCCGTGACGAAGCTCTGGACGATGTCCTTGCGCCCCAAGAACATGTGAGCCACCTCCTCTTCACTGAAAACCTGGACCAATTTATACTTGGCCGAATTGTCATTGAGAATCTTCGTGACGCGCGGAACGTCTTCGGGCGTCATGGGTCGCGTCTCGTGGACGTCGAGAGTTTTGTAAAAATGAAGCGCCCCCGCAGGTGTCATAGAAGGTTTAGGCCAAAAATCAACCTCGACGAGTTTCTTGATGTCGATCGGTCTGTGCCAGTAACGGGCGGACGCGATCGAGTCCGGGCGCAGGACGGCCCCAGTGTACACGGCCTGCCAAATCCCGTGAAGATTGATTCGCCGCGTGACCTCGCGGATCATCAACGGCGCGAGCTTCTTGTGCCGCAATTTGGGGTGGACGCACAGAAAATTCACCTCGCCCATCTGAATGACGTCATCATTCACTCGGACCTTCATCTCCACACCGGAAATGAAGGCGAGTAATTTGCCCGATTCGACGGCACGGAGCCCGAAAATCCACTCGGCGTGTGAACCAGGTCCACTGAGGGCCCACTGGATGGACTCTTTTGTATAACTCAGACGCATGGTCGAATTAGGATCCTCGACGTAATAGTCGGAAAGGAGCTTCTGAACCTCAACGATCGTCTTTTCGTCCGTGACGTCACACGTCGACCAGGCGAATCCTGGAGGGAGTGGATATGGATCCACCGGTACGGACATTTAGTATCAAGTAAATTTATTCCTTAAATGATCAGACTCTTCTGGTGACCGACACGAATAGTCGTATCGATGTGAACCTGGTGACCGGCCGCGTTGAGGGCCCGACAGAATGCCACGTCCTCGGAGTTCATGTCGATCAAAGGGCCGATCTTCTGTAGATCGCTCCAGAACCATGGGTACTTGAGGTCTTCGACCGCGCCCTTCTTGATCGCCATCCAGCCCATGCCGGCGTACGCTACCGGCACGTACTTGGGTGAACCCTGGATGTCGTCGGGGCGCAGGAACTTGAACGTGCCGTTCTTGAGAAACATGTCCTCGTTCCAGTCGCGGACGACCGCAAACTCCTGCATGTTCTCCATCATGTACAGACCGGCCGTGACGTCGTGCGGGCTCTCGATGATGTTGAAAAAGTCCTCGGGCTTGAATACAATGTCCGAATCGATCCAGACCATGACGTCGTACTCAACCTGGCCCTGGAACGGCTTCTGATCCGGACCCTTCAGGACGTCGCCACCGAGGCACTTGGCCCGGGCAAAATGGACGACGCTCGAGTACTGCTGAGAAATCATAACCTGGTGACCCTTGGCGCTCGCCTGCATGAGCAGGTCCGACCAGCTCAGGAGGAACTCACGCGAGTACGCCTTGCCAGGGAGGCAGAAGATGACCTTCATTACAAAGAAGGCGGGTCAGTTCTTAAAGCCGATAAATTTCTCCGTACATATCAAATGAAGTTCTCGCGGCGCAATCTTCTGATCGCCGCCATGATTGCCGTGATTCTGTTCCTGCTCGTCCGTCGCGGTGTCAGCCTGGCGAGCGATATGACCTTCAACCCGCCGTCTGGCATGTCGTGTGCTACGCCGGCGGTTCCGGCCACGGCTGCGTGCGAGGCGCCCTACCCGAACGTCGGGACCATCTCCAAGGATGGCACGCTCAAGTACTGCTGCAAATAAATTTCACGACCAATACTAAATGGGTGGCAACTCCTCCAAGACGTCTGTCCAGCAGACGAATGAATTTATGACTAAAATTACAAATTCATTCGTGTCCGAGAATTCTCAAAAGGTTTCGGCCCAGTCCAACAACATCAACGCGGCCAGTTTCCGTGGGGCCAAGATCAAGGGCTGTGGTGTCAAGATTAACCAGAGTATCACGTCGGACACGGTCGCGACAGGTAAGATGACGACCCAGAACATCCAGGACCTGACGTCCAAGCTCAAGAGCGAGGCGGCCGCCAACATCGACCAGCAGGCCAAGACGTCGACCGGTTTTCTAGCCCCGGCTTTTGGAAACAGCTCTACGTCCTCGACGGACATCAAGAACAAGGTCAATACGGTCATCGACAACTCCATGAAGTCGAGCACGGTCCAGGACATTTTTGCCCGGGCGAACAACACGAACGACGCCGACTTTTCGGGCGTCGAGTACGAATGCTTCGCGTGGCAGAGCCCCGAGGACCGCCAGATCGTCGTCGATCAGAATATCAAGGCGACGGTCGTCGCCAAAGGCGTCGCGGACGCTATTACGCAGGCAATCTCGAAGGACGAAGTCCTGGGCTCGCTCGTTACGGATGTGAAGCAGACCGCAACGACCGAGAGTAAGGGTGTCGATGATCTTGTGAGCGCCATTTTCAGCGGAATCACTGGAATATATGGCGTCATAGCTTTGATTGTCATTTGCTGCTGCTGCATTTTATGCTGCGTACTTGTGGGTGCGGTGGCTATGGGAAGCGGTGGCGGCGGTGAGATCCCAAACATTCCCAAGCCGGCCGTCCCGGGCGGTGTGACTCTTTCGGCGGCGCCGGCCGTCTAGGCGGCCTTGCCCTTCTTCTTCATCATGATGAATATGGCAATTAAACAGCAAATAAGAAGGCAGCAAAAGCCTCCTATACTGCCACCGATAATAAGACCCTTGTTATCAGCTGCCGAAGCCGTCCCAGTAGTGGCGGCTCCAGCAGATGCACCGGCCGCCGCAGGTGCGCCACCCGCAGCAGCCGCACCGGCCGAACCAGCGCCCGCAGCAGCCGCACCGGCCGAACCAGCGCCCGCAGCAGCAGCGCCAGGCGCCACCGGAGGCGCCGGAGGTGGCGGGATCGTCACGCCCGTAATCGTGTTTTGACAGACGGCCGAAACTGGCGAACCGGTAAGGTTCGCGTTACGGAAATCGTTCACGCACTGGGCGATATTCATGTTGCAGACCGGTGGGTCCGGACCGGGAAGCAGGGACTCATCCGAGGCCTTGGCGTTCGAGCACTCGTTAGAGGCGCAGAACATATTCATCGTGCCGATCTGAGCCGCAGCCGGGAGATCAGACATGGTCTTGGCGAGCTCTTTGCAGCCCGGGTACTTCTTCGCAGTCTCGTCATTGAGGCAACGATTCCCGAACTTCGTGACGTTATAGCACCCACACTTGGGGTCGTTAGGGTTGGCGTCGCAGTTCTTCTGGACGAGCGTCTGGGCCTTCTGCTTATCGGCCGTACGGGCGTTCGACGACTTGAGTTTGCTGTTGACGTAGCCCATGAGGGGGGCGTTCCCAGACCAGCCCGGAATGGCGTCAATTCTCTTCAAAAGTTCATTGTCGAGCTCGGCGGCGTAATATCTCTGGCACTCCGAACTCTGGCTCAGGCCCATATAGTCGAGTGCGGCGCATCGGTCATTTGAGATTTTCGTAGCGGTTTCAGGGCTAAAATACTTGGAGAGCTCATTGATCGGTAAGTTGGCGTTTACACTGGAATATCTGCAGACGACCTGCTGACCCGACCAGTCGGTCTGGGATAACGCGCCGATGGCCGGGCACATGTCCCCGAAAGGAAAGGCCGTGGCGCAGATGGCGCCGTTAGAGCCGGCACAAGGGCATCCCTTGCCGCTCCATCTGTACTCGCCGCCCGTACAATTGTACACGACGCCTGCATTACCACAGCCCGTGTCGCGGGTCGGCACCCCGTAGGCGGGATCGATCGGCTTCGTCGAGTACTGGCCACCATTTCTGGGCGGAGCAGGTTTGTTCGATGGGTTTGTAGACCCACCGCCACCTCTAGTGCAAGGGTTTCCACCGCCACCTCCCATTACTACTGGGTGCGAAAAAATTTAAAGACTTTCCTGATTGTATTATAAAAATGCACCGCCCTGAGCTCCAGTGCATACCGGACGGGTGGGAGACGATCCGGGACGAGATGAAGTCCATCAAGGCCGTGTTCCCGGACGTCCGGCGATACAAGACGGCCGATTACGACGATCTTCACAAGGAACTTTATGGCGCGGTCGTGGCGTGCGAGGGCTGGTCTGGGGTTTTCGACATGGACGACAAGTGGTGGAACTTCCCACTCTTCACATACGGAGAGCCGACCAAACCGGCCCGAAAACTCGCACCCAAGACGATCGAAATCCTCGAGAAAGTCGGGGGTGTCTCATTCGCGGCCTTTTCTCTCCTGCTCCCCATGGGTATCCTAGTTCCCCACTGGGACAAACCCGCATCGGACCTACCGGCCGGATCCCTGACGTACCACCTCGGACTGGACTGTCCTGAATTTTGTTACTTAATTCAAGGGGACAAGGCAATTTCGGAACAGGATGGTAAGTTTTTTAATTTTACATGTAGTGAAATTCACTCGGCCGTCAACCTCTCAGATCAGGTCCGCGTCGTCATGTACATGACTTTCACCCATTAGAAACTAAACTCGCATTTTAATAAATGAAGGCCACGATCGCCCGTCCGTTCTACGACTGGGACGGCCGCAAGTACATGGAGTTGCGCATGGACGACACTGGAAACGTCCTACGTACGAAGGTGCCCTGGAGGTACAACCGCGTCATGTGCCGCGTAGAAGGGATTCGCCCGATTCAGGAATTTGAATCGGGTGAATCTGTCGAAGTTTTATTGGATAAAAAAGTGTGGGATGGTGAGACCTTTTGGGTTCTTAGTTCGATCAGACCTGTTTAGACATGTGCAGGACGAACAGGATCAGGAAGATCGCGAACAGGATCCGGAGCAGCACACCCATGCGCGTCACGCCCGTCGAAACGTACGGGGCGCCCTCGAGCGCGTACGTCTCCTCACCCTCGCCCTCGTAGGTCTCGACGCCCTCGCCCTCGTAGGTCTCGACGCCCTCGCCCTCGTACGTCTCCTCGCCCTCGTACGTCTCCTCGCCCTCGTCGGCATTGTAAGCCTCGATCTCGTAGTTGGACTTGCCTGACTTGGGGGCTGGCGCAGGGGCTTTGGAGCGGCGGGACGCGGGTGCCCGAGCCTTGGCGTCCGAGGCGTTCGCGACACACGACCGGAGAGTCTTCAGACACTTCTCGACGTGCGCCGGGCTGCGCTCCTCCTCGAGTTCGGCATCCTTCCGTGACCGCTGGGCGGCGCGGCGAGCCACGGCCGCATCATGCCGTTCCTTTGCAGCCTTGGCGTCCGTGGCCGACTTGGCCGCAGCAGCGTCCGCGGCAGCCTTGGCGTCCGCGGCAGCCTTGGCGTCGGCGGCAGCCTTGGCGGCCGCGGCCTGAGCCGCAGCCGTCTTTTCGGCAGCCGCCTTGTCAGCGGCAGCCTTGGCCTTGGCGTCCGCGGCAGCCTTGGCCGCGGCAGCGGCGGCAGCCTCCCGGGCCAGCTGAGCCGCCTTGGCCGCAGCGGCGTCCGCAGCAGCCTTGGCCGCGGCGGCGTCCGCAGCAGCCTTGGCCGGATTCGTACCGGACAGGACGTACGTCGGGCGGTTGTTATTCGCCGTCTTGTTGGCAAGCGCCGACTTGGTCCAGCACCCCTTCTCACCCGGCCCAACGGCCGTCACGAATGCGGCGCACGTGGGATTCTCGTTACACTGATCCTTGCAAAAGTTCACGTCCGAATTGGGCCAGTTGCCAAGATCGTTACCAGGATAATCGTAGCCGGTCTGGAGTGTGTACCCACCCGGGGCAGCGGCGGGCTTCTGACCGTAAGCGGTGGCCGGCTGTGTCGGCTGACCGTAAGCGGTCGTGGGCGGCGGCGGCGCAGGCGGCGTGAGGTTCACACCGTTAAACACGACCGAGGGTGCGGACGCCACCTGCTTACGCGCGACTTCGCGCCAATTCTCAGTACCGAGGGGGGCCGTCTGGAGAACGACCGTCCCGGTAATATTCCCACTAAATTTTACAAAAATATCAGGATTTGCGTACGGCGCGTTCACTATATCCATGTTGAAATACTTGGGAGCTTGGCCCGGGACCTGTATGGATGCGCGGGTCCGCGCATTTGTCCGACCGTTCGCCTGGTACCAGAGTTGAGGGGCGCCTTTCACGTCGCCGACCGATCCAAACTGGTGGGCCATACCGACGATGTTACCCATAATTACTCTTTACCCAGATTTTTTCGCCATGACAAGAGCGGCCACTATGCTCGCGATCGACAGAATGACGACCCACATAGGGTACCCGCCGACCTGGATGGGGTACACGACGTCCTGAGCCGCGTACGTCGACGTACCGGCGGCCGGGGCCGGGGTCGCGGAACCGGCGGTACCCGTCCCGCACATCGCCATCATCTTTCTGAATTTCTCACACTCGTTTGCTGGCATCGACGCGTCGGCCTGCTTGACGGCCACGCCCTGCTGACTCGCGCCTGCAGCGACCTTAGAGCCGTTCTGGACGAGCTGGATGACGTTTCCAGGGTCTTTCTTGTAAAGGAACTTCGAGACGCCCGCCTTGTCAGTGTATACCACGGCGCGCACCGGCGGGTTCTTGATCTGCCAGGCGGTCACCATGGGGAGGATCTTGGCGCCCGCCGGGCTTCCGCCGTAGCCGCTGCTCGCCTGCCCGATGACTTCGGCACCGACCTGCGTGCCGATCGCATCGAAAGCCATCAGAGTCGACGTCACGGGGTACACGCCAGGGTTCTGGAGCCCGCCAGTGTTTAAATTCTGTTGAAGAGTAGTGATGTACTGACCGAGATCCGGGAGTTCATCGTTAGGTATGATCGTCGTGCTGGTCACCGCATTACCATCGGCCGACGTCTTATTGATCGACACAGCACCCGTATTCGGGTCGAAAGCCACCTTGACATTAGCCCCGCCGCCCATACCGAACGCGCCGCCGCCGGCAGTCTTCCCGCCTATCATAAGACCGCCCTGAGGTTGAGAATTCGCTCCACCCATTTTATAATAAGTCTACATATTTTTTGCCAATATCCAAAGCAGGATCGCGAGCACGAGCAGGGTCAGGATGAGCTTCGTGTTGCGGCCGGTGCTGACCACGCCGCCGAACGGAGAACCCTCCATGGCGTACCCCGAAGTCCCCCCGCCGCCTTGGCACTGGCTCTTGCAGTAGCTGTTCGTACCGGGTTGCGTGCCGACCCACTCGCCCCCCGAGTACAGCTGGCACGACGAACCAGTCTGGGTAAAATGCGTACACTTGGCGTTGGCGTCGCAAGCCGCCTTGCACTGATCGACGGTTCCGGTGACGACGTTCAGTCTTTTGGACGCGAGGTTGGGATCACCGCCGTACGCAGAGACGCCGGGTTTCATGACGTAGTTGGAGACGGCACGGGCCGCTGGAGCCGAGGCGGTGCGGGCCGCTGGAGCCGAGGCGGCACGGGCCGCTGGAGCCGAGGCGGCACGAGGCGCCGGTGCCAGCGTGCTGGTGGTCATGCACCCGTGGAAATCCGCGAGGCACTGATCGATCGTCTTCTTCGAAGCCATTTACTAAATACTTAGAAAATAGTCGGCATTCAAATGTAAGATGGGGACGCTCTCACGTTGTGGAATTTTAGTTGAGAATTGCAACCCTGAAATAAAAAAGGAACTCACTGTCAGACCAGTCACAAATGCTCTTGGGATTACCGCCCCTTCCTTCAAAGTTTGGAGGAAGGCCCCGGAAGGACTCTTGGTTCCCAGGTATTATGGCCTCGACAAGTTTGGGCGGCCGACCGCCGACACACGGCCCCCTTGTGCTCCTGCTCCTGGGATCAATTTTACTGGAAAATTACGAGTCGCGACAAGACAACCAGAGGCTCTCGCTGCAGGGGTCGCCGCTTTCAAGGAAAAGGGTGGTGGGGTTCTGTCCCTCCCGTGTGGATTCGGAAAGACGACCGTCGCCCTGGCTCTTTCGGCACAACTGAAGGTCCGGACCATGATCGTCGTCCACAAGGAGTTCTTGGCGAATCAATGGGTCGATAAAATTAAGGAGTTTTGTCCGGGAGCGAGCATAGGTCGGGTCCAAGGGGATGCCTTCGACACGGACAAGGACTTTGTGATCGCCATGATCCAGACTATGTGTATGAGAGAGTTCCCCGAGAAGGCCTTTGACTCGATCGGCCTACTTGTGGTCGATGAGGCCCACCATATAGGCGCTCCAGCGTTCTCTCAATTTATGTTTAAAATTTGTCCCAAATATACTCTCGGACTGACTGCGACGCCAGAACGGAAAGACGGGCTGACGCGCCTCCTGTACTGGTTCCTCGGTCCCGAGTTCTTCCGGATCGAGCGGCAGAACCAAGGGACAACACGGGTTGTGACGCTCGACTACGCGTGTGATGCCTTCAAGGAGGCCCCACCCGTAACGCGCTTTGGTCAGATTAACATGGCCGGTATGATTAACGTCCTGACTGAACTCGAGGACCGGAACCGACTCGTACTCCGGACGGCCGAGGAGGCGCTCGCGATCGGACGCCGCGTCCTTATTCTTTCGGATCGCCGGGAACATTGTATTTGGTTACAAACGCAACTTGGCTCTAAGTCCGGACTTTACATAGGCGGTATGAAAGAGGCGGACCTGGCGAAATCGGCCGAGGCGCCGGCCGTCATCGCGACGTTCCAATTGGCCCATGAGGGCCTCGACATTCCGGCGCTTGACACCGTCATCCTGGCGACGCCCAAATCCGACATCAAGCAGTCCATCGGGCGCATCATGCGCGAGACGGCGGGCAAGGCGAACGACCCTCTGATTTATGACGTCGCCGACCACTGGTCCGTGTTCTTCGCCATGTACCGCAAACGCATGAAGGTGTATCGTGAAGGCGGCTTTGAAACTGGCGTGGAGGACCCACCCGAAGAGACCAAGGTGTTTGGTAAGGGCGTCTGTCTATTTTAGGACGAGCCGATCGCGCGTGTACTTTGGCAAAAAGGCGGCGATGTAGCTCCACGACGAGCCAGCGCCCAGAACCTCGACGTACGCCATGTCCATCCCCTGACTCGCGGCCTGGACGGCGTACTTCATAAAGGGCCCGAAATTGAGTTCCTCGAATGAAAAATCGCGAAGATCGAGTTTGACGACCAGGATCCTCTTGTCCTGGGCCAAGATGTCGTGCATCTCTTTGGTCGCCTCGATCGTCTCGGCCGCGAACGCTTCGGCGTCCTCGATAGATGTGGGCTGTTCGTCAAGATATCCACGACCGGAAATCTTGAGGAACAGGTGATCCTGGTTGCTTTTGAGGCGGTACCAAGACAAGAACTTGAACTGCCCCATTCTAATTGTCTGGACTCTTATTTTTCGCTTATCGCATCGCATCGGCCAATCCTAAGAGAAACACGCCCGCCACGAAGAACATAATCAGGTAATTACACTCGGTCGCGTCGCGCTCGATCGGCCGCGGGGCCAGGGCCCGCTGGACGTGTTCTGGAATATAGGATGGCGGTCTCGGGGCCACCGGATCGTCAAATGGTGCGTATGAGAGCACCATCTCACGTTACTTTAGCGTGACAAAATTTTAGAGTTGGAAACTCTAATCGGCGAAGCTTTTTGTCAATTGAGTGAAGCTTCGCGAGGGCCTGACTTCAACGTGACAAAATTTTAGTGAGAATGACCGTCAGGAAAACAACCAAAAACACGATCCAGAACCACACCGGGAACCCCTTCCACGTGCTCGTAAACGTCAGGCCCTGAGGCGAAGTGCAAAAGAACCCGGCGCGCCAATTTCCGTGCGTGCCGTTCTGGGAACAGCAGTTCAGGCCTTTAGGATCGCCCTGGGTCAACTTGTCGTCTTTAATGCACTCACCGGACGTGCCAGGTGCTATGGGTGGCGGCGCCTCCCCAGATTCGGGCAGAGCCTGTTTCAATTTTTTGATGAAATCATCCATATCTTACTATTACTTACAGAGAAACTTCCTTCTTGGAAGACTTGCGCCCGCGCTTCTTCTTGTCGCCCATGGAAACCTCGCGCGTGTCGGGGTCGCCCGCATCGACCGAGACGATGTCCGAGACGGACTCGGTGTCACCACCACCACCCGTGCGCGTCGCCTGGGGCATGCCCGGGCCCATCATGTTCATCAGGGAACCGAAATCCATGCCCGGGCCGCGCATCTCACGGGGGGCGTTAGGGCCCCGCGACTGCTGCTGGTTGTTGTTCGTGCGCTCGACCGCAGCGACCATGTTGCGCATCAGCTCTGGGTTCTGCTGCATCACCTGGTTCACGTTCGGCACGGCCGCCTTGAACATGCTGTTCGTCAGGTGGAACATCATGGCCGAGCCGCCGACCATCATAATCAGCTTGACCTCTGGTGCCACCTGGACCTTCGTCTTGTACTTGTTGTACAGCTCCTCGAAGACGCCATCGTAGTCCTCGACGTTCTCCATGGCGTTCTGGGACCAGCCATTCAGCTCCAGGTCGAACGGATCAAACTTGTCGTTTAGGAACTCCAGACCGGTCACACAGGCAATCAGCATGCGACGCTGGAACTTTATAGAGCGATCGACCTCGATGGAGTAGGTCATGCGCTTGTACTCGGTCCGGACCTCCTCGATGTCCGAGTAGATAGTCAGGCGCTGGCTCGAAGCGATACCCTTCTTGACGAGCCGGGAAATCTTATTCAGCAGGTCGGCCTTCTCGTCCTCGATCGTCTTGTACCCCTCAGAGGGCGTCTGATCCCCGCCGCCGCCACCGCCGCCCTGAGGACCCTGCTGCTCGTCGTCATCGTACTCGCCCTCGCCGTCGTCAAACTCCTCAGGGGGTGGGGGCATCGGTGCGTTCCGCTTCCCAGGGTTCACGAACATGTCCAGGCCTTCGTCTGGGGGTGGATTCGAAGAATCCACCCGGGGACCAGGAGCCCGCTTGGCGAACGGGCTCGGCCGGGCCGGCTTGGGCTTGAAACTGACCGTCTTCTTCGCAGGGACCTGAAACGAAATCTCATCCAGCAGGTTCTGCTCGTCGTCATTCAACTTCATGGTCGCTCCTTCCCCAGTATCGAAAGTAAGGTCCATCTCTAGAACTTTTAAAGAAAAGTCCTCGTTAGCTTTAACGCAGGGGGTCCCGAAAATAATGTTGACAAAAATCAAATGGCGCTTTACAAGGTTGCAAAGTTGACGGTCCATGCCCTCATCATCGGTCTGCTCGTGGCGATCCTGGTCCTGCTGGTCCGTGGCGCCCGCTCCAGCGGGTACTCGGGCGCTGACATCACCATCACCCCGGGCCCGAACGTCCAGAAGGACCCCAAGAGCCTGTTCGAGATCAAGCCGAGCCTGGAGTGCACCCCAGGCCCGGGCGAGAAGGCCGACTACTACACCCTGGGCCTGACCCCAGGTGGCCTGTGCGGCGGCTCGGACATGGTCCGCGATCAGATGCGCGACTATGCGATCGCCGATGGCGTCGGCGGCTCTCTGCTGGAGAAATAAACCCTTAGTATCTAATAATGAATAAGTACCAGATTCACGTTGACACGGCGTCGACCTCCAACGTGACGACTGTGACTGGTTCGGCCGGTCAGGCTTCCATTTCTAAATTGAATGGGAATCCTTTCCAGCTCACGGCGATCCTCGGTAATCGCCATCGTGCAGTCCGCAGCGTCGCCCTCAAGGACGCCCAGATCCCAGTCGGGTTCTATAACGTCCGGGCCCCGTATAACAGCTTCATCTTGAACACGACGACGTACACGCTAGCCCCGGGCAACTACAATGCGACGACCTTCATTAACGGCCTCAACGCCCTCGTGACGGCCGGCGTCGGTGAGTTCAGCATCGGTCCCGTCTCGAACAAGATCCAGTTCGTCTCGGCCTCGGGCTCGGTGACGTTCGTGGTTCAGCCCCTGTCGCTCGCGGCCCTCATGGGGTTCACGAACGGCCAGGTCGGTACGAACGTCACGGCGACCAACACGTACATCATCAATTTCGACGTGTACATCTCCATCTGGATCGGCGAAGTCGGGACGGCCTCGCTCGACCCGTCCCAGATCACGTACAAAGTGCCGGTGACTGGTGGATCAGGCTCGATCCTCAATTACACGGAGAGCGCCAACTGGACTCAGAAGGTCCTGTTTACGGATCGCTCGAACCGCCTGGACCGCCTGACGGTGACGGTCCTGGACCGCTTCGGCAATATCCTGAATAACAATGGCCTTGACTGGGCTTTTACGCTCGAAATTGAATCGGCAAACTAAAAAAGTGAGTACTAAGTAATGAACATCAACGGCACTCAGGGGAGCCCATACCAGGGTATCATCCAGACGCGCCCTTATGATTTTGGGACGGACGCTATCGAACGCCAGCGTGTGTCTCTGGGTCAATCTCTGATCGACGCGGACTTTGAGTACGGCCTGCAGGCGACCAAGTGGCAGACGTACC